CTTTTCTAGTTCACTGTCAGAACCTAAAATGGCGTCGAAAATCGAATCTTCAGGTGATTGTTCTACCTGAGCTCCACCTGCTGTAGCAAGTGAACCCGGTTGATTTTGAACTTCCCGCATCTTTTCTTGAAGCTCTTGCCTTGTGTTATCGGCAATTTTCTCATCCCTATTCTTACGATTCATTAGATAATATATATCATCAAGTTCAAGAGACTTAGACTTTGCATAATCAACAAATGTAGACCATTTTTCATCAGACATTTCATGTCTAGAACGAAAATCGGTTTCCCTTGCTAATTTCATATTCTCAGCTCGCTGTCCTTGTAAAGCTCCATTAAGTCTACGTTGGACTATACCGTCTATCGTAGCTCCTAATACTCTAGCAGAATCAGAATCGGGATTTTGAAAAGCTTCATCAGCTTCAAATTCAAAATCTTCTGGCAGACTCAGTTTATCAGCCATTGTTTGAGGTGTCTGACCTCCACCCTCAAAATAATTCCTAACATGAGAAATTAAGTTGGGGTCTTCTCGCATAGCTTCAAGTATGGGCATATAAGGCTCAATTTCTTTAAGTTGTCCATTTAGTCTTTGTGCTTCTCTACTTGAATCGCTATACCGTTTCTGTAATGTCTCCACTTCTTGTGGGACATCTGCTTGAACTTCACTTTGGCTCGAAAGTGTGTTATCACTCTCTGTTTCCGAGGTTGCTGGCGAAGGTTCGTCTATTATACCTCCATTGACACTTTTGTCTAATTCCTCAAAGAAATTATCAGAGTCAAGGGTATCGGTTAGTATGTTATCACTTTCGGGGGCCTCAGTGGCGTTGCCTACTTGCTCGTTCATACGGTCTCCTTTTTATTATTAAAACTTAAACAACACAAAATAAAACTTACAACTACTTTGTTGCTTCCTTAGACCTCTCTTTTGATGCTTTAAATTCAGTCTGCATTTCGTGTCTCATCTTATCAAATTCTGTTTTCATTATGCCTCTTAACAGTTTCTGTTGAGATTCTGTTTCAAGAACATCCTTCCTAATTTCATTAGATGCGTCCCCTACCTTCATCTTTATACCGGCTTGCACTAATTGACGCTCTAGTGTCTCAATAGTTCCTTCTTTGTCTTTCAAAGATTCTTCCATAGACGATACTTGACCTTGTAACTGAGCAACTACCGACTTTCTTTCTACAATTTGCTTCTTCCCTCTAATATCAGTTTCAGCTATCATAGCTATATCATCAATTAACCCAGCTTGGAACCATTTGAAATACTCATCTAACAATGCCCATCTATTAACCGGCATTGTAGCTCCAGCTACTACTCTTATATCAAATCTTGCGGTAGCATAATCTTTGAATCTTCCTATTACTGCTCCATAATCATTATATATATTTACATTGATTCTAACTTCTTTTTCCTGTTCTTGGGGGGATTGCCCAGCTTCAGGTTGTACTATTCTAAATACTTTCTCTACTGTATAATGNCTTTGAGCCNTTTCTTGGAATATTCTTCCTAAATGCTCTANNCANGGCTCTACNACTGANCCCATCCATGCTTTAAGTCTGCGAGTACCAAACTCATCATTAGCTAATAATCCCCTCCATGTCTCAGTTTGTTCCTGTACAAATCCCATCATAGCTGACGGAACACCACTGATATATTCCGCATCCGCTTTACCTTCCTGAACAACCGTGTAAAATGCGTTGTTGATTGGAGCTGGTAGTACGGGAGTTGGAGGGGTAAAACCTTGTCTGTACTTTAATAATGCACCGGGGGCTGAAGAGTATTTCTCCCATTCATCCTCAGGTACTGATCCTTCCTCGTACATCCATCTAAGATTAGAAGCTAAATTAGCATTATGCAACATAATCTGATGAGCTTTATTAAGTTCTTGCTGTTTGCCAATTAAAGGAGATACAGCACTCATTGGAAATGGAGTTCCAGTATACATATATGGAATAGGAACTATTGGATATTCACTTATAGGGAGTGTGTATTCATAAAGAAATGTATCTTCGCCTACACTACAGGTTTGTATAATGCGATTCTCATGAAATTTGATAGAATCAATAATATTTTTATTTGCTTCTGGGTTTTTCTCAAGTATTAAAAAATCCTTCTCAGACATTATTTGTTGAGTTACCTTAGAAGCTGCGTCTTGCAGTTGAGACATTAATTGCATCTCTTGCTCTTTTAAAGCCTGAGCTGCCATTTCTCTTGCTTTATCTAGTTCTAAACTAGCTCTCTCAAGTATGATTTCACCAGCTTCTACAGCCTGCTGAAGCTGCAGTTCTTTCTCCATTAACTGAACTTCTGTCTCTTTTCTAAATTGCTCTAATTGCTTATCGACCTGATCTTTTATATTCTCCATTTCAGCTGGAGTCGGCTTTATTCTAATATAGACATTCCTGTAAGGGAACTTCTTTTTAGAATACACTTCATAGTATGGGATAATATCATCATCTTCCGCATCTAGATTAATACCCATTGTTATATCTTCAGGTTGTACTGATTCAGATAAGTCTACATCTCTTTCAGACATTGATATAACATCTGTCCCTCTCGATACTTTTCTTATTCTAGCTTCATGTTCTGGCAACATATTAATAAGTCTAGACCTAGATATATTTTTTCTCACCATAACAAAAGTAGCATCTCTAAACAAGAAATCTCTACTAGATGGGTCTACAAATACATCATACGGGTCTATACGGCTAAACCTTACTTCTCCCATACCACGATCTGCATCTTTGTCTACATCTACTAAGAAATATCCAATACCTTTAGTTAATGCATCTAAGGAAATTTGACTATAAAGAGACTTACCATTAGATAGATACCAACAGTAATCAGCTATATCAGAGTGTACTTGGGCTATATCTACATCATCTCCGGTTGCTCCAACTGCTTTCCACTTAGGATTATTAGCAGTTACGAAGTATTTCATTATTTCTATAATAGGAGTTACCCTATTGATAGTAAACGTAGGCATACCAGATTCTTCTAACTGGTCTTTCTCATCCTTAGATAGTTGCTCATTTAGGTAAAAATCGTAACCTTTTTGAGACAAACTTTGCCATCTTTGACGATGGCTGTTATTTGCTCTTTCCCAGAGTTGCTTATTTACTTGAGCTTTGCTCTTTTTACTTGTTCTAGCCATAGAACACCATATATCTACATGATGTTGTTTGGTGGAAGTATCGTACTCTAGGGACTATTATAATCATTATTGAGTTGTCCCTTTTATCTCTACATGGACTAAATCGTCAAACTTGTTATCCTTTATCTCACCATCTGAGTCCCAGTCACCACCCCATCGAACATTTACGCCCATTTGCTTTCCTATCCCACGAATCATTCCACCCATATAATGAAATCTCTCACGATCTTCCCAATCTACCGGATAAGGAGCCAGATCGACAGCCCTGCCTTCAATATGTTTTGAGAATTTAGTTTGAGATTTACCTTGAGCTACTAACTCTTCTTGACGTTCTTTAGTCCTTAAACCTTCAATAATNGTAACGTCCATTATCTTTACAAGCTCATTAAGGATATTAACAAGTCTAGAATCGACCCCTTTGAGTCTTTCTCTTGATCTTCTTCCAAACTTAGGCATCTATTACTCCTCTACATAAACAGGATATGAAAGTTCAATATCTTCTACACGAACTTTGAGATTATCTATCTCGCTGAATAACTTACCGTCATCATATTCTCTATACTCATTTTCGCCTACTTGTATATCTAGAATATAATCACCCATTATTTTAACTTCTTCATGCAATGACATTACCATTGTATCTAATCTGCTCACATACAATATTACCCCGATAGCCTGTATTACTATCAGCGCAAATACTGATATAGGCAGCTTTACGCTCTTCCCCATTATTCTCTCCTTTTTATGAGCCAATTAGGCCCGGTTGTTATTTACTTGTAAGCCTCTTCCATCGAGCTTTCCCAGTGGTTGACCACCAACTAGGTTTCTTTTTCTTTCTTCCTACTCTTTTTTCGGCTTCGTGCATTCTTTTTTCAGCTGCTGATTGTTTCTTACGCTGAGAAGCTAATTTAGCTTTCAAGGCTGTTTTATTTGCTGCTTTAGGCGCTGCTTTAGGCGCTGCTTTCGCTGCTGGTTTTTTCTTTTTGTCACCAGCCTTTGCACAACTATAAGAACGGCCATTCCATGTGAAAGTAGACCCTGAACCTTTACCTGCGCAATTTGCTTTAAAAGCAGCTCCAAAACTCTTACCGGCTCTACCCCCTTTTTTATACTTAGGATATGTGCCTCCTTTAGTTTTTTCCTTGCCTACAGCTTTTTCACGATAGGCAACTTTCTTTTTAGCCTTACTGGTATCTTTAGTAATAAACGGCATATTTACTCCTTTTTAGTTAGGCTACCACCCAACTTCTTGCTTTTCTTTTCTTTTTAAACCACGTTTTTTTGTCTTCATCTTGAGTCATATTAGGCGGGAAAGCGTGTACTTGCGAATAATAAAGACTCTCTATTGTGTCATCGTGGGACATTTTCGGGCCAAAAGTAAGAATTTCGTTAATTAAATCAAACATATTTTTGCGTAAATGCACCGTTCCGGTACTAAAACGTGCCGAAAGTCCGCTATAAATGCGGTTTCGCTTGTTAGAACCGCCCGGTTTCTCAGGAATAACGCTAATATCGTACCTATTTAGCCTTCTTCTTTCATCATTTAGGGCTTGAAAGATGCTTCTATTCATAGCTACATCTTCTACTGTAGATGATATGCACTGATATTTCTGATGAAGTTCCAGTATAAAGTCAACTACACCCTTCTTCCCAATGATCTCGCCATCAACAGGATTCTTACTTCCTATTGTTGGAATGCTCCTATGTCTCTCATATTCTAATACATATAACTCATTATTTGCATCAATAGCTATTACCATGATTACACTAAAGTCAGCATGCTTTGTATCTATATCTGTAGCCGGGTCACACCCTATAAAAGTATTAACTGGTATTTCTCCCCCATCTTTCACTATATAATTAATACCATCTTCATGTCTATAGTAACCATCCCAATACTGTACGTGCTGTCTTGTCCATACTGCATCTTCTTCACTCATCACTTCCATCATATATTCTTGGAAGAACTTATGTGGTTGTCCAGAATCTTGGTAAAACTTCTTCTTTTCTTTTAGCTTCTTTGTATCAAAGAANGAAGACCAAAGAGAAGCTCCATCGTCTAAAATNGCTTTATATGTTATGACATGCCACGCAAAATCCTTATTATCTTTTTCAGCTTTCGCATAATTCGTGAGTAGATTGTTGATAAAACTATCATAATGTACAGGCGTGCCGTTAACCCGTAACCGCCCAGTATGGGGCTCAAGAGCCGGATAAACAACAGCGGTGACCAGATTAGCGTTTTTATCCCTTGCTTCTCTCGTAATTGTGTTTTGTTCATGTTCAAAATCATCCAATACTATTAAGTCATATCTCTTATGCAGCTTAGCTCCACCCCTTATACCTGCTACATTGCTTTTGCTGATAAGTTTACAGCCGTTCTTTAATTCTATATCCTCTTCTGTCCACTTCTTTCCTTTCATCTCACCAAAATAATATTTTATTCTATCATTAAACTCAAAATGATGTTTAACATAATCCATATTCCCCACGCTTAACTTCTGAGTTGCTGACACCCAAGCATAAAACAAGAAATTATCTTTAGGGCAAAATACAAAATCTTTTATTATTGATGCTTTAGTGAGTACAGTCTTTCCATGACCACGGGGTATAATAATAGCAACCTGTTTTACTGATCTATTGTCAATAACATCNGCCATCTCATAATGAAAGAATGGGGTCTCACTTCGTTTAAAATCATCTGGGAGAAACAATTTCCCAAATGCTATAAGGTCTTTACTGGCAAGTTCTAGGACTTCTTCTGCTTTGTTTACATCCTGACTGTTTATATTAGCCATCTTCCTTACTCAACAAGCCTCTCTGGCACTTTGAGACCTTCTATAATAGCAAACATCCTTTTTAAATAACCGACATGCCTTGATGAAAGACTATATAAATTATAAGGGAACTCATTTTTATACTTCTTCAAATCCCGTATTGCATCATCTAAATCAAGTTCTATTTTTGAAGGGATACTTGCTTCAAATGTCTTTAGATGTGTTCTTCTCATTATTTTTACGCCAATTTTCTCTTTTAAAATTAAGATATTCAGCTGCCTCATATGGATTAAATATTGTTGTAATTAACCTGTTATCATCATCTTCATATCGTGGGTCAATGATTGTAACTGGCGCATTAAATATATTTCTGTCATCTAATCCCATTTTCTCAGCATATGCATCCATTATCTTA